GTGGCGCTGCCGATGAGGCCGGTGGCTGCGGATTTGAGTTGGTCGCTATTCATTAGGAGTTCGCTTGACTGAGAAGATTCCCGAGGATTTCCGTAGTCGTGACTTGGCCGAGTCGAGTCGTGTTGAGGGCCGCGACTTTGGCGAGTTCGCTCGATAGCTCGGTTCTCACCTGTGAGGCGATCTGGCTTGTCGTCGGAACCGTTGGCGCATTGGTCAATGTTGTTGCGGTATCGACAAGCCCGCCGGTGATGGTGCGGGTGGCGTGGCTCCAGACGGCGGCTGGGGTTAGCACGGCAGTGCCGGCAGTGTTGTCCACGGGGACGCCGAGGGCGACCGAGCCTGCGGCTGGGACTGCACATGTGCCGGTCAAAGCGCCCGATGCGTAGCTCACGCCGCTGCGCACATTGCTGGCGGCTGGCATGGCTGCGTTCGACGAGGCGTCGATGAGAGTTTTCGCGCCTGCTGTATCGCAGTAGTTGAAGACGGCGACATTGCTGCCGAGTTTTTTGAGACGGATGCCTGTGCCGCTGACTGGAGACATTCCATTTGTGCCGAATTCGAGTTCTTCAATTTGAATCACACCGAGGCCGGAGTTTGCGGCTCCAACAGCAGCCGCTATTCCCGAAGAGTTGCCGGGACCGTAGGCATTTCCTCTTGCGCGTTTTAAATTAACAATTCCCGTGGATGAATTTAACACTCCTGCTCCCGTGCCGGTTGCTGGCGATCCGGCGGCTATGCCGTTGATGTTGACGGTCGCTGCACCTGCATTTCTTACGCCGGGTGCAATTCCTGTGCCTCCAAAGCAATTCCCATTAACATTTATAGTTGCTGTGGAGCTTGATATGTGTATTCCAGCACCGGCAGTAGTGCTTCCGCTGCCACCTGTGGTGTTTCCGTTAAAATTTAAAACTCCAGAACCGCTTACAAGCAGAGTAGAATTACTGGTTCCCGCAGATGATGCATCTCCAGTTAAATTGCCCGTAAAATTCAAAGTTCCCGATCCTGTAAATTGGATAACATTTGCATTTCCCGATGCATTTACGCTTGAGGCGTTCCCGACGATTGATGCCGAATTAGGGAATGACCCCGCATAAGTAACAATTGCCGCGCCACCAGTAACTTGCCCTTGAATCATGTTTGCGGTCAAAGTCACACCATCGGATAGAGTGAATGCGCCTCCAAGAGTTGCCCCTCCCGTTGTGTCGTTGCGGACTTCAGCCACCGTTGTGCTGACATTGACGGTGATGGCAAAGCTGTTTGACATCAATACATCGGAGGATGTGAATGTTGGGAATAGGTTGCTGGCTGTGCCGCTGGGCGTGGTCGCCCATACATCTACGGCGTTGATGTTTCCAGCTTTACGGGCGTAATAGGTAGCCATGACTTAAAGTCCTTTCGCGGTGATGTAGGATTGCAACGCTGACTGAATCGCAGCAACGGCGGCTTGCTCTGCGGGGTCGGCGATCTCGGAGAAACTACCGCGCAGGAGACCGAAGGCTGCGGAGTCGGCGGTTTCGACTACTTCATTCTCCACCCGTGTGGGAATTAAGCGCATTGCGATGGATGCGTCTTGCGAGCCGTCGGCTTTGTAGAATCCGGTAATGGCAAGGTTGAGTGAGAAGTTCGGGTATGTTTTGCCGTCGATTTCGATTGGGTTGGTAGCGTTCATGGTGTTTGGATTTTTTGAGGTTTAGGAAAATTGGAGGGACTCTTTGGAGGACCACGCGCCGACTGCGGCTTGGGTGGCCGTGACCGACCCATCGGCATCGGTGGTGATGCGGGTGATCGTCCAGCCGGTGGAGGCTTCGGCGGTGCCGGTGGGGGCAATGCCGTAGTAGTGGTAGGGGGAGTCCCAATCGGCGCGGGCGATGGTGGAACCGCCCTCGGTGAGAGGGACGGGTGACCACGCCTCGCCGTCGAAGACGAGGATGTCGCCCATCTCCGCCCCCTCGCCAGAGAGGCGAGAGGCCGGGATGGTGACGGGTTGGACGACCCAACGCGCTCCCGTCCACTTCCACTTCCGATTGCCGGAAGTGAAGGTGTCGTTGACCGACGGGGTGGATGGAAACGCGAGGGCGGACATGGTTTTTTACTGCTTGTCGATTTCGACCCACGCTCCGTTGTAGGAGAGGTATTCGGTCATGTCGGTGGGGTCGATCCAGCGGAGACCAGCGGTGTGGCTGGGGGCCGTGGTGGAGACGACATCCTTGATTTGCTTGCCGCTTTCGAGGGCGGAGATGTTCGACTGCGCGGTGGATAGTCCGCCTTCCAAGGAGGAGGCGCGGCCTTCCAGCGAATCGATGTCCCCTTCGGCGCTGGTTACCCGACCGGCCAAAGTGCTGGCGGCGGATTCGGCGGCGTCGAGGTCGCTCTGGAGCGTGTTGATTTCGCCCTCCGCCGTGTCGAGGCGGGTGTCGAGGCCGGAAATGTCCGAGGCCAAATCGGCATCGGCGGCTTCCAGCGAGGAAACGGCATTGGCGAGGTTCGTGGAGGCGGCACCGGCGAGGCTGGAGATGGCTCCGTTGAGGTTGGAATCCGCAGACTGGAAAGCGGTTACGATTTCCGATAGCGAATTGAGGGCGGTGCCATCCACATTGGAAAGAACATCGTCCACGCGAACATTGAGCGCGCTGATGCCGCTTTGCGCGGTGGAGAGGCCGGATTGGAGAGAATCAATTTCTCCCTCGGCGGTGCCGACACGGGTGGTCAAGCTGGTCGCTGCCGACTCGATGGCGGTGATGTCGCTCTCAATCGCGCCTGCGCGGGATTCCAAAGCGGTGACGGCTGGGGCCGAGGCCACGCGGGCGTTGGTGTAGTAGAGGTTGTTGGAACCTTCGACAACCGCATCGGTTGTGCGAGGGACGAGTTTCCAAGCGGTGCCGTTGTATTTCCAACTGCGGGAACCGACGGTGTGGATGTCGTTAAGGGCTGGTGAGGCCGGGAATGATATAGCTGCCATGGTAGTATTTTTTAGTTGTTGGTTGGTTTTTCGACCCAACTTCCTCCGAACCATTCGTAGGTGGTGAGGTCAAAAGTGTGTGTCCAACGCTGCCCGGTGTAAGGGTGTGCGGGCGGCGTATCGGAAAAGGTCGCGGGGAGATCGGCGGCTTGCTGGTAAGTGCTGCCATTCCAAAGCCAGAGAGTGCCGCTATCCTGCGCGAGGTAGATGCGGGCCTCTTTGCCGGGTTGAGGGAAGCTGTCGGCGGAGGGATAAATGACGAGTTGCTTGATGCTGTCATCGGGCAAAACGATCTGAAACTGGGAGAGGTCCAGTTGCTGGGTGATGTTGGTCTCGGTGATCGTCGTCATGCGTAGGTGGCGGTCTCCCGGTTAGTCCACGCGACATTGGTCGCCTTGGCGGTGGCAGTGACGGTTCCGTTGGCGGAGAGGGCGGAACGGGTGATGGTCCACTTCGCTACGGCGGCAGGGGAGCCGGTGGCGGGGATGTCGGAATTGAGGAGCAGGCCGTAGTAGGAAAAGGTGCCTGCGGTGTTGAGGGCGAAGGAGTGGATGTAGTTGTCCGGATCGCGCTGGGTGCTGGCCGAGTAAAGGCCGAGGGCGACGACGACGATCTTTGCGCCGTTGGGAATCGCGGTGGCGAAGGTGATCGTGCCAGCACCTTGGTTGACGAGGTAGTCAATCGTCGGTTCCTGTGTGACGCCGTTGATCGCCACGATGACATGGTTCGGGTCGCTCGATTTGAGGCCGGTGACCGGGAAGGTGCGGAGGGTGCCGTTGCCGGTGAGGGTGGTTTTTGCCGAGTCGAGGAGACCGGCTTGAGGGAGACCGAAATTAAGAACGGCGGTGCTGCCTGCCCCGGTATTGGTAACAAAGGGCGGGGTGGTGCCGGAAACTGCGGTGACATCACCGACTTGGACGAGGAGCGATGGGTAACTGACGCCGCCTGCGGGTCCGCCTCCGCTGACCTGCGCGGCATCGACGCCATCGCCTCCATTGCGGGAGGAGACGAGTTTGCTCGACATCCACGCGGGCTTGATGCGGCCCTTGCGTTCGGTGGAGTCCCGGCGCATGGCGGGGCTTTTCCCGAGGATTTCGGTTTCCTTCGCGAGGAGCGCGGCTTTGTTGGCATCGCCGGTCAGAGGGACGGCGAGCTTGGAGGCGAGGTTGGCCGTGAGTAAGTCTATGAATAAGGAGTCGAAGAGGCTGACCTCGGTGACCTTCTTGACATATTCCAGAGTGATCGCCGTGCCGAGCCAGACATCCCAATCGGTCGTCCAACTGGCGGACACGCCGGGTTGCTTGGTCGAACCGGCAACCAGGCAGCGGTAAACCGCGCCGTTGTTGGAAACCGCATTGCCGACCTCGTAGGTGCGTCCGGTGACCCATGCGGGCGAGCCGGAATCGGCATTGGTGAGGACGAAATTCCCAGCGACTTCCCATGCCGAATCGCCGGTCGAGTAGTCGTAGTCGTTAACCCGGAAGACGCGCAGGCAGTCGGCGGGGATCGCGTAGCGGTATGCCCACTTGTATTCCGGGCGCGGGAGGGTTTCGGTGACCGTGGTGGCCTTCATCGCCCATGTCCATGAACCAGCGAGGAGGAGGGCATCGCGCACCTGCGGGTAGAGGGACTTGGCGAGGAGGAGGGCGTGACTGCTGGAACTGAACTGCTCGCCGGTGCCAATGCGGAGGATCGCTTGGCGGCAAAGTTCGTCTTCGGAAATCGAGACGGCTGGGCGGAATGCCGCCCTGCTCTCAACCGCCGACTTCAGCGCCGGTTGAGAGATAAGGTATTGGAGTTCTTGGAAGAACTGCTCTTTCATTTTTTAGCAGGCATCGCTTGCGGAGAACCCATTTCCAGAAGTTGCGCCAACTTCATGGCCAAGGTGACAATCAGCACATTGAGGAAGACCGGCGGGTATTTGCTGACATCCGAAACGATGGAAATAGCCTCGACTTGAATGGGCGAAACCTCGTTCGTGTGGATGTAACCGGAAACAATCTCCCATTTGCCGAAGTTCTCGTCCTCGTCCACGCCGTTGACGCGAAGCACCTTGAGGGTGCCGGTGGGGAGGGCGTAGCGTCTGAGGTAGCCGAATGCTGGAGCCTGCCCATCGGCGGTGATGGTGGATTGCGACCGGGCGAACTGCCAATCGTAGTCCGACAGCACTTCGTTGCGGGTCTGGTCGTAGAGGCTGGTCGCCAGCGCCATGGGTTCGCCAAAGGGCTTGAACGAATCGGCGCTGCCCACGCGAAGGATGGCTTGGCGGCAGATTTCGGAAACCGAGTTGGCGGCGGTGGTGGTGCGAGGCTTGGCGGATTTCTCGATGAGAATGCGGATGCTTGGGCGCATCATCGTTTCTATGGCAAGGGTTGCCATCGCCTGTGCGATTTCGCCTTTTTGCGTGAGCGGCATGGAAATCTTGGCCGCGAGGCGGGAGATCAGAGCTTCCGTAAAAGGAGGAGGGAACTTGGTCACATCGGTTTGCTTCCAAGTGTAGTCGATTTTGATGCTCGCCGATGCGGCTGCGCCGACATAGGTGAATGTCCCGCTAACAAGAGACGAGAGGGTGAATTCAGCCCCCGAACTAACCAGCACCACCTTCGATGTGTTTGCGGTGATCGAGGAATTGGCAATGCCAATACCTCCGCCGGTAAGAGTGGTGATATTGAATGTGTTCCCGCTGGGGTTGCCGGAAACAATGTATGTCTCCGTGGTGTTCAGATTTGAACCGGCAGGCAGGTTAATGAATTTGACTTTTTCCCCGATGGCAACGCCGGTCGAGCTTCCCAAGTCGCTATGAAGGTATCCGCCAACGATCTCCCATTGTCCGAAGTTTTCGGAAGAATCGATGTTTTCTGCCCGGATGACTTGCAAAAAGTCTGTCGGGAGAAGGTATTTGCGAGAATATCCCTGCGCTGGCGCGGTAGTATCCGCCGTGATGCTCAACTGCTTTTTG